GCATCCGTTTGAACCCGGAGAAGCTCGTTGTGTCGCCGTCGAACGTGTTCCAAGCGGAAGTGCTCTTGAAGAGCGTCCTCCGTACTGGCACGGCTGACAACGACATCAACCCGGTGAAGTCGATGGGTCTCCTCGCTGGCGGTCAGGCCAACCTGTCGCGTTTGACTTCGACCACTGCTTGGTGGGTGAAGACGGACGCTCCGGAAGGCTTGAAGCTGATGATGCGTCGTGGCCTTGAGAAGAGCATGGAAGGTGACTTCGAAACCGACTCCACGCGCTTCAAGAGCACGGAGCGTTACGCTTTCGGCTGGACCGACCCGCGCACGGTGTTTGGTACGCCCGGCGTGTGAGCCGCTTACGCGGATAAGTCCAAAAGACTGGAGAAGGGGGGCTTCGGCCCCCTTTCTTTTTGCTTGACGGCGTTATAGAAAAGCCTAAACTAGAAAATAGGACTAGGTGTAACCAGCTCATTAGACCGGCCTAGCGGACGATGCACAGACTAATGAGCGACTCGTGCATGAGGGTATTGCAATGGCGTCAACAACTTTTACCGGGCCGGTTAACTCGCTGAATGGGTTCTCTGGCACCATCCTTTCTAACTCGGCCAACATCACCAATCTTGTTTGCAGCACGCTGACGATTGGTTCGACTCAGCTCACCAACGGTTCTGTGTCTGGCACGGTCGCCACTCAGGCGGGTCGCATTCCCGTTCTCGTTGGAAGCACCACGCTCTACATCGCTCTGTACAGCAGCCTGACGCCGTAATGACGAGGGGGCTTCGGCCCCCTTTTCTCAATGTGATTGTGAGGGAAAGCAACCATGCGTCCTATTAGTTTTACGAGATCACAACCGGCGGCAGATGCGGACAGTATCGTTTCAGCACAGTCGCTGAGCGTATCTGGCGCGATTACGTTGGATGGAGTGTTGGTATCGAACGGCGTAGCCGTGTTGACGGTACCGGCTGTCTTGACAGCAACTAACGCAGCCTCTTCTACCATCAACTTTGTGGTGACCGGTACGGGTCCTGCGGGGCAGTCTCAGGTTGAGACACTGGCTCTGACGGCTTCGGGTACGGTGACGGGTTCGCTGTCGTTTGCGACGGTGACCGGCATTACGTCAAGCGCAGCAGCGGCATCTACCATCAGCATCGGCAACGGTGTGTCTGGGTATACGTCGTGGATTCCGCTCGACATCTACACGCCGAACCAAGTGACCAACATCTCTGGTAAGACCAGCGGTACGGTCAACTACTCGGTTGAGTACACGAACGAAGATCCGTTTGATCTTAGCATCCAGCAGTTAGCGGTTCCGCACCCAAATGCGAGCCTGACAGCAGCGAGCGGTGATGAGACGCAGTTCACGACCACGTTGATGCGAGCGGTGCGCTTGAAGATTAATTCGGGCAACGGCTCGGTTCGCTTCACGATCGTCCAGCAATCGACGGCTTGATAAATGGCTAACATCAAGATCACCGATCTTACGGCGGCGACTGCGCTTGGCGGGACTGAGCTGTTTGAAGCGGTTCAGTCTTCCTCGTCAGTCAAGGCATCGGCTCAGCAGATCAAAACGTATGTTGGGGATTCGCTCAACATTACGGGCGGTACGCTGGGATCGGTCACGATCAGCAACGGCGTAGGTAGCTTTAGCTCGCTTTCGGTGACAGCTGGAGCAATCCCGTTTAACACCATTACGAATCGCGCTATTGGCCAGTTTGAATCTCATGTAGATCAAACGGCTACGTCGGCTAACGTCGCTTACGTTGCGCAGATGAATAACGCAGCCGACTTTAACGCTGGAATTACGATTGCCTCCAGTACAAACGTCACAGTGGCTGCTGCGGGTGTTTACTCAATTAACGCCAGCATTCAGTTTGCAAACTCTGACAGCACCAACCATACATCGACGTTCTGGTTCAGAAAAGACGGAACAAACATTCCGAACTCTGCATCCATTATTTCGGTGCCTAAGGTAGCGGATGGTGGAAAAACACTGGCTCAAGTGACTATCTTTGAGTCAATGACTGTTAGCAGTTACATACAGTTAGTTTGGTCCGTAAGTAACACCAATGTTACTTTGGATTACTCGTCTGCAACCGTAACTGCTCCGGAAGTCCCCTCTGTTATCTTCAACATGCAGAGAATTAAGTGATGAAGATTCGCGGTAACTGGGAAGACTGGGAAGACTTTGAGAACTTTGCCAAGGGCGGCGGTGCGTTTAAGACGGCTGCTTGGACCCGCAAGGCTGGAAAAAATCCAGAAGGCGGCTTGAACGAAGCCGGTCGTCGCAGTGCAAAGCGTGAGGGGATGAACTTGAAGCCGCCAGTTAGCGCGAGCCAAGCAAAGAAATCTCCGAAAGCAGCAGCACGACGCAGATCGTTCTGTGCGAGGATGTCCGGAATGCCGGGTCCAATGAAAGATGACAAGGGCAGGCCGACGCGCAAAGCGTTGTCTCTCCGTAAATGGGATTGTTAAGAGGAAACCATCATGGGCGTTAAGTACGTTAAAGATTTTTCTTTCCCGTCTGCGGGTGGTTTCCACTCGGGCAGCGTTCAGCGTTATGCCAAGGGCGGTCATGTAACCAAGCTCCCGGCTAAGGCCAAGGATTCCGCTAAAGGAATGCCTGCTCGTGCCAAGCCGAATGCTCCTGCGCGTGGCGCTCCGAAGATGGAGTCCAAGCCCAAGGTTGGCAAGGGCCAAGGCTACGAGAAGGGCGGTTACGTTCCGGGCAAGGAGAAGGATGTTCTCCCGGTTAAGCGTCCTCCGGGTCGCGGCAAGGATTTGGCTCCGGCTCGTCGCTTCAAGGGTAAGTACGAGGGCTACGCTGAGGGTGGTCCGGTTGCAGAACTGGATGCTGGTCAGCCGGATTACGTAGCTCCTAAGCCTAGGTATCAAGATTTGCTTGAAATGCTGCCGGAAGCGCCGGTAAAACGTGAATTCGTAATGCCGCCAGAGTTTGATGAAGAGGGCTTTCGCGTTGGGCCGGATCGGGGTGGTAGCCGGATGTATGATCCGACGGCACCGTTCGCGCCGGAGTTGATGGATCGTCCGCTTGGTGATCTACGACCGTTGCCGGAAGAGCCGAATTACGCCGTCCCGCTTGGTGGTGATGAGCCGCCCATCGGAGTCCCGCTTCCGCAAAAGCCGATTTACACGGACGGGCCGGGTAAAGCTATCGACTTCCTTGATTTTTACAGGGAGCAGAACGCTAACCGCGTTGGTAACCGCCGCGCCATGATGGGTGACCGTCGTGATATGGCTATGCGTCCGGGTATGCGTGGTGTTGCTCGTCGCGCTGCTCCTGCGCGTATGCGTGCTCCGGCTCCGGTTCGTCAGCCTGCGATGCTGCCGTTTGAATTGCAGCCTGAGCCTTTGGTTCCGGTCTTCAAGAAAGGCGGCGCAGTGAAGGGTGAGAAGATCGCCAAAGTGATGCGCGAGTACAAAGAGGGCAAGCTGCACTCAGGCTCCAAGAAGGGTCCTGTTGTGAAGAACCCGAAGCAAGCGATGGCGATTGCGCTGTCGGAAGCTCGCGCTGCGAAGAAAGCCGCGGGTGGCGCTGTTGACAGTGATTACGGCGACACTATGAAAAAGTATGTGCCTTACGAGTCAAAGGGTCCGAAGACTCGCTACACCGCTGCTAAGGGTCGTCGCATGTCGAAGGAGCGTGCCATGGAACGTCGTGCTTTGGATAAGGCGCGTCACGCTGAGAAGTATGCTCCGGGCATGAGCCTTGATATGTCCGAGTACAAGAAGGGCGGCAAGGTTAAGCACTCTGATGTGAAGATGGACAAGGCCATGGTGAAGAAGGCTGTTCATAAGCACGAGCGTGCGATGCACCCCGGCAAGCCGATGACCAAGCTCAACAAGGGCGGCGTTCCTTCATACGGACGTAAGGCGATGTACGGCGGCGGTAAGTGCTAAAATAACTTCCGTGTAGTCAGAGGGGTCTGCTCGGTGCAGTAGACCATGGCGCAAGAGGGACCCTGATGGCGACTTCCGGTACAGTTTCGACAACTCAATTCACGACTAGGCAGGTCATTGACCATGCCTACAGGCGTTGTCGTTTGGGTGCGCAACAGATCACCTCTGAGATGATCGACATTGCGAACGACCAGCTTTACCTAATTCTGGCTAACCTTGCGAACCGGGGCGTTCAGCTCTGGTGTATTGAGAAACTGATTATGCCGCTCTACGAGGGCAACAGCGCAGTCACGCTGCCCTTGGGTACGGTTGACGTTCTCAATACCAACCTGCGCACTCTGACTCAGGTAACGGGCACCGAGACGACTAGCTCAACCACGGTGACGATGGTAGTTGCCGGTGGAACAACTCTGACGACGGTAGGCATTCTGTGGAGTGCAACCTCGGTTCCGTTCGTAGTCGAGCAGTCTGTTAATGGCGTGACTTGGACATCGGTACCTCTTGAGCAGTATCAATCAGCGTCTGCTCCGACTCAGGTTGCAGGCGAGTGGCTGTGGGTAGATTTCGTTTCCACAACCACGAACAACTATTTCCGCGTTCGTGCTACGAGCGGTACCTTATCGGCCACGGATGTCTATTTTGGGAACACGCCTACAGAAATTCCTATAGCGCGATTGAATCGTGATGACTATACGGCGCTGCCCAACAAGTACTTCCTTGGCCGACCTTTGCAGTTCTGGTTTGACCGTCAGTTAGACCAGCCGGTGATGCGTCTCTGGCCAGCACCGAACGCGCAAGCAACAACCCAGCAAATCGTGTTGTGGCGTCATCGCTACATTCAGGATGTCGGCACCATGACGCAGGAGCTGGATGTTCCGCAGCGTTGGTTCGATGCGATTGTTGCGATGCTGGCCTCTAAGCTTGCGGAAGAGACTCCGGAAGTAGATGCTAACTTGATGCCGATCTTAGAAGCCAAAGCTGAGAAGGCGCTGGCTCAGGCCGAGAACGAAGAGCGGGACAACAGTCCGATTTACTGGGCACCGCTTATTTCGCCGTATACGAGATAATCATGGGACTGTACCTAGATACTCGTGGACTGGCCTTTGTTGGAATCGGGATCTGCGACAGATGTTCGCGGAAGTTTCCGATTGTTGAGTTGATGCCGGATCGTAACTATCCGGGGCTTCGGGTGTGCAGAGAGGATCTGGATGAACTAGATCCGTATCGTTTGCCAGCGAGACAGACTGAGCGCATTACGCTGCCGTTTGTTCGCCCCGACGTTCCGATTGCAACCGACCCGGCTGGTTTGATCAGCGAAGACGGTAACACATTTGTTACTACTGAAAACTTTGACGACTACGTGGAGCCGTAAAAAGCATGTCAAACGTCCCCACAAATTTGATTCCAACCAGAATCAGCCAGCTTCCTGAAGCTCCGGTTGCGGACCCGGCTGGTTATTTCCCTATTGTTATTTCTGGTACGACCTACAAGGTTCAGTTCAGCCAGATTCAAGGAAGCGTCGAGGTTCCGGCTTCGCGTAGAGTTAATGCGGGGACGGGGCTGACGGGGGGCGGTTCGCTTTCAGCGGACATTACGATTGCCGTAGCCAATGATGGCATCGGTGATCAACAGCTTGATGTAACAGGTGTCAGCGCCGGGACGTATGGTAGTGGGGCAAATGTCCCTGTTATCACGGTCAACACGAAAGGTCGTGTTACTTCTTTAAGCACGACCCCGCTGGTCATTAGCGGCTACGTTCCGGATTCGCGCCAAGTTGTTGCGGGTACTGGTTTGTCCGGAGGGGGAAACCTCAGTGCAGATCGCACACTGGCCATCAGCTTTTCAAGCGCCACCCCTCAGCCCCTAGGCTCGGCAGTGCCGGGTACGGGCGTTAATGCAGCGCGTGACGATCACGTTCACCCGGCGGTGGATCTGGCTGATGCAACCGAGACGACTGGCGTTCTGCCGATGGGTCGTGGCGGCACAGGCGCAAATATGTCGCCGGTCGCTGGCGCTATTGTTATCAGCAACGGAACCAACTTTGATCTAACGACGGTTGGTTCAACAGGCCAAATTCTTTTAGCAGCAGGCACTTCTGCTCCGGTTTGGAGTGACGCCACTTCACTAAGCGTAGCAGAAGCTTCGCGACTCAAAGGTGGTGCAGCCAATCAGGTTGTTTATCAATCCGGCACAAACGCCACGAGCTTTGTTATTGCTCCAGTTTCAGCCGATACGTTCTTGAAGTGGAACGGCTCCTCGTTTGAGTGGGGTGCGGTTGCGGGTGCTGGTACGGTTACGAGCGTTGATGGCTCTGGCGGTACGACTGGACTGACGGTCAGTGGCGGTCCAATTACCACCGCTGGTACGTTGACCTTGGGTGGTACCCTTGCCATCAGCGCAGGTGGTACGGGCCTTGCGGGTACTCCGACCAACGGACAACTGCTCATTGGCAACGGCAGCGGATATACGCTGGCTTCGCTCTCGGCTGGAACCGCTATCAGCGTTACGAACGCGACCGGCTCTATCAGTATCGCTAACACAGCGCCTGATCAAACGGTTACCCTGACTAATGGCACTGCCATTTCGGTCACGGGCACTTACCCGAGCTTTACGGTCACCAATACGGCACCGGATCAAACGGTCACTCTGACGAGCGGAACTAACATTTCCGTAACCGGAACGTATCCGAGCTTCAGCATTGCGAACACTTCTACGGCAGATGTGGTTGGCCCTGCTGGCGCAACGAGCGGTGCAATCTCGCTGTTTGATGGCGCTACTGGCAAGTTACTCAAGAACTCTGTCATCACGATCAACGGCTCTGGCGTTATCAGTAACGTCAACACGCCAAATACGGGGACCGATGCTGCGAACAAGCAGTATGTGGATGATCTTGCCAGCACGGGCCTTCACTACCACGAAGCTGTGGTGCTATCGACTTCTCCGGGATCTTCTCGTACCGACACGTACAACAACGGAACGGCTGGTGTTAGCGCCACGTTAACTTCTGTCGCTGCGGGTACGTTGGTCATTGACGGTACTGTCGCAACCTCGACCATCCGAGTGCTGATTCAGGACTGCTCTAATCCGATTGGTAACGGCGTGTATGTTGTTACGAATCCGGGCAGCACCGTTGCTCAGTACGTAATGACACGCTCTTCGGATGCAAACACCTACATTGAGCAGTCAACAGTCGGTTTGGATTCGGGTAGCTACTTCTTCACGACTGGCGGCACAAATAACAAGGGCGCTGCTTGGGTTAACACGAATAGTGGCGTTATCACCTTCGGTTCGACGGCTATCACGTTCTCGCTCTTCAGCAACTCGCAGGTTTATTCAGCCGGTAACGGCCTGAGCCTGACGGCGACGACGTTCTCGCTGGATACTCCGGTCACGGTTCTCAATGGCGGTACGGGCCAGTCTTCGGCTCCGACCAACGGCCAGTTGCTGATTGGTAACGGCTCAAACTACACCCTTTCGACCTTGACGGCGGGGACCGCTATCTCGGTTACGAATGGCACCGGGTCGATCAGCATCGCTAATACGGCTCCGGACCAGACGGTTGTTTTGACAAGCGGTGGTGGCACGGTTGTCTCGGGCACTTATCCAAGCTTCACCATCAGCACTACGGTCTCCGCTGGCGGTGTCACAAGCATTGATGTCTCGGGCGGCATTACCGGAATTACCTTCAGTGGTGGCCCGGTTACTAGCTCTGGCACGATTACGATGGCGGGTACGCTGGCCATCACCAACGGCGGTACAGGAGCCTCCACAGACTCGGGTGCTAGAACGGCGCTGGGTTTAGGTACAATGGCTGTCCAAGATGCAAGCAGCGTTTCGATTACTGGCGGATCAATTGGAAGCAGCGTTCTCGTGAACCTGACCAATTCCACGGGAACTATTAGCGGAGGCACTTACTAATGCCCACGATACTGTTGAAGAAAAGCGATACCGCAAGTGCGGTACCAACTACAGCAAACCTGACTAATCTGGCAGGGGGCGTAGAGGTTGCAGTCAATACGGCAGACCGCCGTATGTTCACCATGAACAGCAGCAGCGCGGTGGTGGAGCTGGGTACAAACCCGAGCACGCTAACGCTTTCTAGCGCACTGAGGGTTTCTAGCGGTGGTACCGGGACCTCGCTGACCCCGACCAACGGGCAGTTGTTGATTGGCAATGGCACCGGTTACACACTGGCTACGCTGACTGCTGGATCTGGTCTTTCGGTTACAAACGCTACCGGCAGCATTACGATTGCCGCGAGTGGTGGTGGTCTTCCCACGGTTACGGTGACGGCATCAACCGCGATTACAGCAGCGGCTAACTTCCACTACGTTTTGACCTCCGCGACAGCGGCTACGGTTACGCTTCCGGCGTCGCCTACCATCAGTGATACCATTTATGTGACGGTAGCTAATGGATTGCTCACAAATGTCGTAGCGCGTAACGGAAAGAACATTCAGGGCTTGGCCGAGGATATGACGCTAAATTCCGCGTATGCTTCGGCTCAACTCCGATTCACTAACGACGCAACAGAAGGATGGGTCTTAGCATGAGCGTTTTTTCACAATTTACGGCGGGTCTTCCAACCTACGCAGCTGTTACAAGGGTGTTCACCTCTTCAACTACCTTTGTTCCGACCACTTCTGGTTGGTATCAATTCTTAGTAGTCGGTGCTGGAGGTAGTGGCGGCTCTTCGTATACAAGACCGGGGTTTGTAACTTCAGGTGGTTCCAACGGCGGTGGAGCTGGCGGTTGCGCTATTAAGACTGCGTATGTCACGGCTGGTGCGTCTATCGTCATTACCGTTGGGGCTGGTGGCGCTGTAAATGGAAGCTCAGGCACAGGCACTACTGCAAGAAATGGTAGCAGTGGATCAATCACTACGGTTGTCGGAGGGGGCGTCAGCATTACTTGTAACGCCGGTGCTGGCGGAACGGGTGCGAACAGTGGAAATATTGGCCCAAGCGTAGGGGGAAATGCCACTGGTGGTGACGAAAACTGGACTGGTGGCGGCGGTGGTTCTCTTACCATTAATGCGTATTCGGCTACCGCTAGGGGCGGTGGAGCGGTTGGCTTTTTTGGAACCGGTCCTACCGCTAACGCTCAAGGTGGTGCTGGAACAGGGGATAGTAGTACGAGTAGCCGCTCTGGGCATGGGTACGGGTTTTTAGCATATGGTGGGTTCAGTAGTAATAGCATCTTTGACACCAATATGATTGCCCCAGCCACCATTTTTGGGATTGCCCAAAATGGAAAAGGCGTAGCAGCCATTAGCCAAAATAATATTAATAATACAACAGGATCTGGAATAGGTGCTGGCGGTCCTGCCATGGGTGCTAACGACAGTAATAACCGCTCATCTGGCGGTCTTTTTGGTGGTGGTGGCGGTGCCACTGGTTATGCACTTAACTCCTTCGGTATCGCTGGGTCAAACGGCGGTTACGGCGGTGGTGGTGGTGGCGGTTCTATTTATGAAGACAGTGGAAATACCGGAGCTACCGCCCAATCCGGTGCTGGTGGTGGTGGGTTTGTTCAAATAGGATTTATCGGAACATGAACAACATTTACATGGTTACTGAACCTAACGGGTTTTCTCACGAGATTGTTGCTCAACAACCATTTGTTGAACAGTATTATCCGGGTAAATGGGTTTTTGTGCGGCCTGAATTTGAAGAGGATACGGTTGTTACCTATCCCCCAATCACAAGGCTTGCCATGATTGATCGGTTTTCCGACGCCGAATACACAGGGATTTTGGCTGCGGCAAAAACCGACGTTGAAGTGCAGGGTTGGCTTGATCGTTTCTATGCGGTAAGCAAAGTTGACCTAAAAGACCCTCGTACTATTGATGGGGTCAACATGATGGTCAGCAAGGGTTTGCTAACTCAAGCTCGTGCTGACTCCATTCTCACCGATCCTGTTCAAAATTCTGAAATTTGGACTAACACTTGATTAAATATGGTTTTGTTCAAAGACAAAAAAGTCGCTTTTTTGCTTCCACCAAAGACTGGCACTACAACTGCTGTTAAGTTTTTTAGGAATTCCAATCAAGCGACTATTTTTGAAGGAATACATTTAGAGGCCAGTGTTGCTGTAAAGCAGGCTCCAGAAATAGTTGATTATAAAATTTACTGTTTTTTAAGAAATCCAGCAGAACGCTTTATTAGCGGACTATTAATGCTTAAAGAACACTATTTTATAAATAACTTTTTAAATGCACTTTCAAAAGAAAGTGTGACTGACTGTAAAGATTTTGTTGATGTTTATTTTTTAAGAAACAGAAACAAAATACCTAGTATTATTTTTTGCCCACAGCACATTTACTTCGATGGGTTAAATGTAACTGCTCTTGACTTTGATGATTACGAGGCCGAGTTGAAAAGCGCGACTAAAGATCTTGGTTTAGATGACTTTTCAATAGTCTGGGAAAACGAAGGAACGCACGAGAAAAAGAAAGAGTTGGCTAAAAAAGTAGTTAGCTTTGTGAAAAAAGAATATCCAAAAGACTGTGAGCTTTGGCTCCAAAAGTTTGGCAAGTCGCTTGATTAGTTTTTTTTAAAGAGGCGCGGTGATGGAAATGCAGGTCTTGTTCAACATCGTGGTCGGCGTAGCGGCGTTCTTCGGCGGATGGTCTCTTAACCAGATCACCCGCAGCATTGAGCGTTTGGATACAGACGTTCGCAATATGCCGTTGACGTATGTGACGCAATCGCATTACCAGCGCGATATTGATGAGATCAAGGACATGCTTGGCAAGATCTTCGACCGGTTAGAAACCAAGGCCGACAAATGAGCGAAGACATTGAGCTGTTCAAAGCCAAAGTTCAGGCTGAGTTAAATCGGCTTGAGGCTAATTCGTCTGCCAAAGATGTTGCAGGGAAGGCGATTGGTAAGGACGGACTTAAGTACATCACGATCATTGTCGTGATTGGTGTTGCATCTAGTTTGGTTCTTGATTCTGAGAAGATCGCAGCCGTCATGGGTCTGCTTGGCGCTTCGCTCACTGCTTTGATTTCCATGCTTAACGGTATTGCCGGGGCATCGGAAAAAGAAGAGAAGCCGGAGTTTGCTGTAATCAAGGAACTCATTGCCAAGCTTGATCGTCTGGATCGCAAAGAGATGCCGATGCGAGTCGATGTGGAAGGCGATCATGTGACCGTAACCAAGGGCGACGATGTGGTGAGGGCTTCCAAATGATGACCATGATTTCAACCTTCCTGTCCTTCCTCGCGGGTGGGCTACCCAAAATCCTGCAAATCTTCCAAGACCGGCAGGACAAGAAGCATGAGTTGGCCTTGGTCGCTGCTCAGAAGGAGCGTGAACTTGCCCTTGCCGAACGTGGCTTCATTGCTCAGGCACGGGTTGAAGAGATCAAACTGGAGCAGGTTCAGGTGCAGTCCGCAGCCGAGGAGCGCGTAGCCCTGTATCAGCATGACATGGAGATTGGCAAAGGTGCCTCGCAGTGGATGATCAATCTCCGTGCATCGGTGCGACCGGTTGTAACTTACATCTTCGTGCTGGAGTTAGTTGCTATCAACATTGCTGGAGTCTGGTACGCCTACAACACGGGTGTGCCGTTTGCCGCTGCGATGGCTGAAGTATTCTCGGATGACGAGATGCTGATCCTGTCTTCCATTATCGCCTTCTGGTTTGGTACCCAAGCATTCGGCAAGAAGTGAAAGTCTCCAAAGCTGCCATCGACATGATTAAGCACCACGAGGGTGTCCGGACTAAGCCCTACCGCTGTCCGGCGCTGTTGTGGACTGTCGGTGTCGGCCATGTGATTGATCCTACCCATGCAACGGTGAAGTATGAGGAGCGTCGGAATCTACCGATACCCGAGGGCTGGGATCGGGTTCTCACGATGGACGAGGTGGACCGGATACTTTCTCAAGACCTTGGCCGGTTTGAGCGTGGTGTGGTTCGACTTTGCCCTGCTGCTGTTGGCCGTCAGGGAGTCTTTGATGCTCTCGTATCTTTTGCCTTCAACGTGGGCCTCGGCAATCTCCAACGCTCTTCCCTTCGGATGAAGACCAACCGGGGTGAGTTTGAAGAGGCGGCGGAAGAATTCATGAAATGGACCAAGGCAGGGGGTCGAGTACTTCCCGGTCTTGTCAAGCGCCGTCTGGACGAGCAGAGGCTATATTTGTCTTAATTAGGGTATAATCGTGCCCAAATAGTCTTGCCCGACTGGTAAGACGCGGGACTAAGGAGAGGTGTATGCCTGCGTCGATGACATTTACCAGTTTGCAAGTGGACATCCGGAACTACCTTGAAAGAGGTGGTGCGACGGACCCTATTGTCTATGAGCAGATCCCCCGGCTGATCACCCTAGCCGAGCGCCGGATTGCGCGTGAACTCAAGATTCAGGGTTTTCAGACGGTGGTCAATACCACCATGCAATCTGGGGTAGCGGTCTACGCCAAGCCGGATCGCTGGCGCGACACCATCAGCATTAACTTCGGTACCGGGACGAACAACAACGTCCATACGCCGGTTTTCCCGCGTTCTTACGAATACGTCCGTAGCTACTGGCCGAATGAGACGGAAACCGGTCAGCCGCTCTTTTACGCCGATTACGATTACAAGCACTGGATCTTCGTGCCGACCCCGGCTGCGGACTATCCGATGGAGATCCTGTACTACGAACTGCCGCCGCTGTTGGACGACACGAACCAGACCAACTGGCTGACCGAGTACGCGCCGAACCTGTTGTTGTACGGGTCGCTGGTGGAAGCCACGCCGTTTGTGAAGGACGATCAGCGCGTTCAGTTGTGGCAGACCTACTACGACCGGTCGCTGGCTGCGCTTAATGGCGAAGACCTCCAGAAGATCGTTGATCGGTCCACGAATCGCCGGGAGGCATAAGTGACTACTTATACAAACACCTTCGGTGGGACGAACCTCTACCCGAGCGATGTCTCTTACCGCTATGTATCGCTGACGATTGATCAAGTTCTGGACTGGCCGCTTGAAGCTGCTCCGAGCACCGATGTCGTTGCGAAGATCATGGACGTTAACGCGACGGCCTCTAGCCTTGTCATCACGATGCCTGATGCAACTCAGGCTGGCACGGGTGAGACGGTTCTGTTTAATAACGTCGGCGCTAATACTTTCACGGTTAAGACTTCAACCGGCACCGTCATCTGCGCTCCGCAGTCGGGCACGACGTTTCAGATTTACCTAACTGACAACAGCACGGTTTCGGGTACGTGGCGTTCGTTCCAGTACGGAGCTTCGGCTTCGTCTACCAACGCGGCTGCGCTCGCTGGATTGGGCATCAAAGCAATTGCGACGACGCTCAACCAGTCGATGCCCGTTAATACCTTTAGCACCAACTACACCGCTGGAACGAGTGATCGTGCTAGTGCTTTGGTTTGGACCGGCGGCGCTGGAACTCTGGCGTTTGATCCGGCTCCGAGCTTGGGGGGTGACTGGTTCGTTAATGTTCGTAACAGCGGTACTGGCGACTTAACGCTAAACCCGAATAGCTCTGAAGTTATCAACGGCGTAAGCACCTTAATACTTGCTCCCGGCGATAGCGCCATCGTTGTTACAGACGGTGCTGAGTTCTGGACGATTGGGTTTGGACAGTCTGCTGTCTATGCATTCAGTCTGCTTCAGATTGACATCTCTGGCAGCGGTAACTACACGCTGTCGGTTGCGGAGCTTAATAAGACGGCTTACGTTTTCACCGGAACTTTAACTGGTGATCGCGATGTTATTGTTCCGACCACTGTCCAGCAGTATTGGGTCAGCAATCAAACCAGCGGTGCATATCAGCTTGGAGTCAGAACCGCAGGACAGGCAAGTCCCGGCGTTACTATCGCTCAAAACGCTCGGGCAATTTTTTACTGCGACGGAACAGATGTCGTAGACGCGGATACCTCAACAGTATCGTTCCCAGTTCAAATTAGTCAGGGCGGAACTGGCGCAACAACCGCCAGCGGTGCGCGAACCAACTTGGGTGCAACGACGGTGGGTAATGCTGTGTTCACCGCAGCCAGTCAAGCCGCAGCTCAGATTGCTTTGGGGCTGGACCCCATTGAGGGCGGTACGTACTAATGCCGCTTCAGCCGGTCATTGTTCGCTCTGAAGCCGGTATCAAGCGAGACGGTACCAAGTTTGAGGGCAACTTTTACGTTGACGGACAGTGGGTCCGATTTCAGCGTGGACTGCCCAGAAAGATAGGCGGGTATCGTGCGCTTCAAGATCGCTTGGATGGTATTGCTCGTGGTATGCATATCCACAACCATAATGCATATACATACGTGCACATCGGTACATCGGATGGCGTGTTTCGATTTCGGCTAGATCAAAACGGCCAGTCGAGCATTGTCACGAATCGCACTGATCCAAGTTACGTTGCGAACTCCAACAACATGTGGCAGTTCGATGTGGCGTATAACACCACAAACAATCAGAACGAAATTCTGGCGCACGTAGCTCCGAACGTAGAAGACATCTCCTCGGATGCTCCGGGTCAGTTATATACAGGCTTTGATAACGGCACGGGTACACTGACTCCGGTTCCGTCGTTGACCATCTCTGGCGGTATCGTTGCTCTGGCTCCGTATGTATTTGCGTATGGATCAGATGGTTTCATCCAGTGGAGTCGCGCTGGTTATACGGATGACTGGACTAACGGCGATGCCGGTGCTGCGCGTATTACGAGTCAGAAGATTGTCAAGGGTCTTCCGCTTCGATCCGGTGCGGGTAACGCGCCTTCGGGTTTATTCTGGTCATTGGACTCGGTGATTCGTGCGACGTATGTTGGTAGCACGGCGGTGTTTCAATTTGACACCATCACCTCGCAGTCCAGCATCCTGTCATCGCAGAGCGTCATTGAGTACGACGGTATCTATTATTGGTGCGGTGTTGACCGGT